GAACGCCACCCGTGGTGGCCTGAACTTCACCAAGGGTCCGGACTTCTCGGACTTCTACGCCTATGCGGCGACCGCGTTCCAGACGGAGGCCGAGGCCGAGGCTGGCACGACCAAGGTCTGCATCGACGTGGAGTGCCCGCCCTTCACGGACGTGCGCATGGATGTCGCCTACGCCTGCATCCGTGCTGGCATCCTGACGAACTCTGCGTACCCGGAGCTGATCCGGCGCTACGTCGAGGGTGTCCTCATCGCCCAGCAGCACGCCATGACCGCGCGCCTCATCGCGCAGGCCGAGACTGTCACGGGCGCTGCCATCGCCCTGACGGACGTGTGGGCGAACGTCATCGGCTTCCTCGCCATGCTGGAACTGGTCGCCGAGGGTGAGCGTCAGCGCTTCCGCATGGCTCGCTCTGCGACGCTGGAGATCATCCTCCCGTTCTGGACCCGTGCGGCCATCCGCGCCGACCTGTCCAACCGGACCGGCGTGGAGCTGACGAACGTCACCGACCAGATGATCGACGCCCACTTCGCCACACGTGGCCTGCGGGTGCAGTTCATCTACAACTACCAGGAGCTGGACGTGACGACCGCTGGTGTCGCGACCGACTACCCGGACACGGTCGAGACGATCATGTACCCGGCTGGCACCTTCGTGAACCTGACGAAGGACGTCATCTCGCTGGAGGCGATCTACGACAGCACCGGCCTTGAGACGAACACCTACACGGCCATGTTCGCCGAGGAGGGTATGGCGCTCGCGAACGTCTGCCACGACCCGCGCCGCCTCTCCATCCCGTTCCAGGTCACCGGCCTCACGGCTGCGGCGATCATCAACCAGGACCTCGGCGAGGCTCCGCCCGCCTACACCGAGGGCTGATCGGCGGAGGGGCGCTGACGCGGCCGGTCAGCGCCCCTCCCTCTCTCGAAGGGAGGCAGGCCGATGGTTCTTGGAACACCCGTCTACATCGAAGCACCCGCCGTCCAGGCTGCTCCTGGTGGCCTGTACGCGGTGGCCCGTGTCATCGACGCGGACCGCCACGTTGGCGCGTCTGGCATTCAGTACCTCGCGGAGACATGCGGTGTCGCATCGGTTCTCGACGACCCCGCATGCACGCCCGCTGGGGAGCGTCCGACCAAGACGTTCGACGAGATCGACATCATCTCCGGCGACCCGTTCGCTGTGTACAAGGGCACCGAGTGCACGGACATAACCGGAGACGACTCCGGGTGGGCTCGTCGCGGACTGGAGCTAACCGAGCACATCGCGGTCGAGACCCAGGTCATGGCTGACCTCCTTCAGGGGGCCACCGACGTGACACCGACACCTGGTACCGCCGTCCCGGTCCGCCATGGCATCGCCCTCTTGGAGGGTGTCGCTGCGGCGAACTACGGCGGCGTCCCGGTTCTGCACATGGCCCGCTCCACGGCCACGATCGGGTTCTCTGAGCGCGTCCTGGAGCATGACCTGAACTTCACTGTCACGACCATGCAGGGCGCCCTGGTCGCGAACGGCGGCGGCTACGAGACGAACCTCAGCCCGGCAGGTGTGGAGGCGTCGGCAGGGGAGGCGTGGATCTACGTCACCGGCGCTGTCACCGTGGCGCGTACGCCTGTCGTGGTGAACCGGGTCCTGGGTGCCAGCGAGGCGCTGAACATCCAGAACGCACTGGCGGAGCGGTTCATCTCTGTCACCGCCGAGTGCATCAAGTACGCCGTACTCGTGGAGCTGGTCGTCTGATGGATGAACTGACATACGGACCGCGATCCCGCAAGAACGCGCGAGCCCTGATCGATGCAGCGAAGGATCTGGGCTACGCCACGAGTGTGGTCCGCACCTCCTTCGCTGGCTACATCGCACCCAGGGATGTTGTAGAGCGTGTGGCGGGCGTGAAAGACATCGAGGAGGGCGTCACCTACCCCGAGCCCCCGAAGCCCGTCTACGAGCCTCCTGCGCCTTCTGGAGTGCCTCGGGGGAATGCCTCTCGCAAGATCTGGGAGGACTTCGCCCGTGAAGTCGGGGTGGACCCGGAGGGCCTGGAGTACATCGAGCTGAAGCGTGCCGCCACCGAGGCGGCCCGGACAGGAAAGGAGAACTAGGACATGGTCACAAAGTGTCGGTCCTACGTCCGTGGCCGCGCCATGCGCGTTACCAAGCTGGACGGATGCGGCCGCCCCGTTTACAGCGATTGCAGCACCGTCACCTCTGACGGGTTCGTGAGCATCGCCTACACGGCCAACACGGACGACGGCGAGGAGATCAACGTCCAGAACGCGGCCGGTGAACGCTGCGTCTACGACCCCGCGATCCCCACATTCCTCGGGTACACGATCGAAGTCACGTTCTGCAACGTCGACCCCGACCTGTTCGCGATGATGACAGGCCAGCGAACCATTACGGATGCCTTCGGCGACGTCGTCGGCTTCGCGATGGACTCTTCGGTCAAGGCTTCTGATGTGGCGTTCGCGCTGGAGGTCTGGGCCGGTTCCCAGGGCAACGGCGCATGTGTCGAGGGCGCTACGGGCAGCTACGGCTACATCCTTCTGCCGTTCCTTCAGGGCGGCATCGTCGGTGACTTCACCATCGAGAACGCCGAGGTAACGTTCACAGTCTCGGGTGCTGCCACGAAGGACGGCAACGCCTGGGGTGTCGGCCCGTACGACGTGGTCGTGGGTGCCGACATGGACCCGGCCCCGCTGCCGGACCCGCTCACGACGACGGACCACCTGTACGTCATCGAGACGGGTATCGCCCCGCCCGAGGCGCTGTGTGGCTGCCGCCCGCTCCTGGACCCCGCTGGGGCGGACCTGGAGAGCGTGGACACCGAGGCGACCCTCCTGTCGGTCGACTTCGATCCGGTGCCGGAAGGGTCGGACCCGTGGTGGATCGACTTCGGCGACGGGACGTGGGACTACTCGGAAGATGGTTCGACCATCACGCACGAGTACGAGGAAGCTGGCACGTACGAGTTCACCGCCTACCGGGGCACCACCTCGGTGACGGACACTGTCACGGTCAGCGCCACGACCTGATCCACTGGGATGCTGGGCGGGGGCATTTAACACGTTAAATGCCCCCGCCATCGTCCTGTAGAAGGAGGAAAAGATGACCACCGAGGCTGAAGTCCTGGCACAGTTCCCCGACAACACCACTGGCGACATCGATGCCGATAATGTGCGGAACTTCGTCGGGGCCACATGGGAGCGTTTCAACGGTGCCACTGCCGTAGACGGCATCCAGTTCGACACGAATCCCCCGGTACCCGCGCACACGCCAGGTCACATGCACTGGAACACCACCGAGGGCATCCCGGAGGTGATGACCAACATCACCGGCGTCGTCCTCCAGATCGGGCACGAGCTGTTCGCCGAGGTGCGGAACAACTCCGGTGCGACGATCCCGAACGGGCGCGCGGTACGGGTCACAGGCGGGATCGCCACGCGGCCCACGATCGGACTGGACAACGGGGAGGGCGGCATCCTCGGGCTGACGACTCACGAGATCGCGAACAACTCCAACGGGAAGGTCACGCTGTTCGGGCTGATTCGCGACGTGAACACGTCCTCGTTCTCTGAAGGGGACACGCTCTACTCCTCGTCCACGGGGACGCTGACCACCTCGATCACGTCCTCCTTCGTCGGGTACGTTACGGACTCCCACGTGAGCAGCGGCACGATCCTTGCCTCACGCCTGCGGGCCGACGCGGCATCAGGCACCACGGCTCAGCGGCCCACCACCCGCGCCCTGGGGTTCCGGTACTTCGACAACGACCTGGGGTTCCCGATCTGGTGGAACGGCGCGGACTGGGTTGACTCCACAGGCTCGGTGGTCTGATGAGCATCGAGAACGAGTTCTCCAGCGCGTTCTCCAGCGCGTTCGACGCGACGTCCAGCGACTTCCCCGGACCGCTGGACCTGTGCTGGCCCGTGAACTGGGATGTCTGCCCCGGCGATGTGCTGTCTCAGATCACGCCAGACCAGCAGGCCGTAGCCGAAGCCATGGCTGTGCAGACCCTGCGGGTCCTGACTGGCTACCGGGTCGGCGGCTGCCCTGTCACGGTCCGGCCATGCTCGATCCGGTGCCGGACCAGCTCGTGGATGATCGCGCCCGTAGGCATGGCGAACTGGGCGGGCGCTTACGGCGGATGGGGGTTCTCCCCCTACATCGGCCCTGGCGGTGCGTGGCTGAACGCCTGCGGCTGCCGTAACGATGACTGCTCCTGCACGGAGGTTCACGAAGTGCTGCTTCCGGGCCATGTCGGCAATATCGTCTCGGTGGTCATCGACGACGAGATCCTGCCGACCACCTCCTACCGGGTGGACAACGGGAACCGTCTCGTGCGCACGGACGGCGAGGACTGGCCTACCTGCCAGGACATGAACGCCGAATCGGGGCCTGGGACCTTCTTCGTCACGTACCTGAACGGCAACCCGGTAGACAACGTCGGCTCGTACATCGCAGGACTCGTCGCTGCCGAGTACGCGAAGGCGTGCCTGGACATCGCCTGCGCGCTGCCCTCGAACGTCACGAGCGTGACCCGGCAGGGCATCTCCATGCAGCTCGACCCGGATGCGTTCGCGAACGGGACAGGGATGCGGCTGGTGGACGAGTATGTGCGGATCTGGAACCCGTACAACGTGCCGCCGTCAGGGATCTACTCCCCCGATGACCGACGTGGCCGAGTCACCACCTGGAGGGCCTGATGGTCTACACCCCAGACACGACTGTCTGGCCCCTCCTCGTAGAACTGAAGGAGTGCCTATGCCAGGAGCTGACGACTGCTGAGCTGCTGCCGGGTGACTGCTTCTGCGGCATCCTCCCCGGCTCCGATGTGCCGTACGACTACAACAATGGCATGGCCTGGGTTCGCCTCACTGGGGCGAACCCGTCACGGACCTTCCCGAACACGGCTGTCTACACGACAGGGTGCGGCGCCCCGCTTGCCTTCGGAGTCGAGGTGGGAGCCCTCGCATGCATCCCCGGCCTCGCGCCTGGAGGGGCGTTCCCTACGACAGAGGTCCGTCAGGAGGCGGCGAGCATCCAGATCGCGACCATGCAGGCGATGCGTCGCGCCATCACCTGCTGCATGCCGAAGGGGCTGGAAATCCTGCTCCAGAGCTACACACCGATCGGTCCGGGAGGCGGCCTCGTGGGCGGTACCTGGACTGCGTCGATCTCGGAGACCTTCTGATGGCCCGGGGAATCCGCACCACCACGCGAGTGCGGATCATCGAGCGGAACCTTCGCGGGATCATGCTCCCGGGCGGCGACGTGTACGACTTCTTCGACGACATCGGGGACCAGATCGCGCGAGCTGCTGCCATCAGCGCTCCTGCGGTAAGTGGAACCCTGGCTCGCAGCATCCGGAACAAGGGTACCGAGTCGAACGGCGTCACCCTCACGGTAGATGTTGGACCGACCGGTACCGCGCTGGAGTATGCGCACTACGTCATCGGGAAGACGAACCCCCGAGGAAATGTCGGTACGAAGCCGATCGGTCAGGCGCTCGCGCAGCGCGGAGTCCCGAACGGTGGCCCCTGGTTCCCAGGCCGCCCGCAGGCCAGTGCCCCGTCTGGTCGAGTTAACCAACGTCCGGGAAACTTCAACAAGAATCCGCCGAACGTGTGGTTCACGTCAGGTGACAGCATCCGTGGGACCGAGGAGAACGACTTCATCGGCCGTGCAGCGGAGCGGGTCCTTGCGCGAAACGGCATCCCTGCGACGATCTCGCGCGTCTAACGCACAGGTAGCCTTTGCGGTAAAGGAGGAAACATGACACTGAAGCAGTTCGGAAACGCCGCCAAGGCATCCACAGCAGAGCCCCAGGAGCCGCCCCTGAAGGCGAACGTCCTGGATCGGCAGGTCACATTCAACTCCCCGGGCACAGGCCAGATCGCGTATGTGGCTTCCTACATGGCAGGCGATGACGGGGAGATCATCCAGTACGGGGGGATGCTGAACTTCCTGTTCTCGCTTCTCCAGGACGACGATGATCGTGCCTACGTGAAGCGCTCGCTGCGAGACCAGTCACTGACGATGGAGGATGTCGAAGAGATCCTCATCTGGATCGTCGAGGAGTGGTCCGAACGCCCTACGAAGCGACCGTCCGACTTCTCGGATGGTCGGCAGAATACTGGGAAGTCTTCGACGGCGAACTCGCGGCGCGTGGCATCTCGCCGTTCGACCTCCGGATCGACCGCCTCTGCAACACGATCTACGCGCGCGTCATCCAAGAAGGTCTCCGAGGACTAGAAGCGACGATCGAAGAACTGACAGAGAACCTGAACTCAGAACTGGCAAAGCCCCTACCAGGGCGCAAGATGCGGGTGGATCAGGGGACAGTGGACGACGAGATGGCGCTGTTCCGGAAGGCTCAGCAGAATACGTAGCAGGGAAGGAGGATAGATGGTCGGTCCGAATGTCGCAGAGGTCGACGTCATCATCGACGGCGACGCACGCCCCCTTCGTGTGACCGTTCGCCGTGAAGCTGAGCGCGCAGGTCGTGAGGCGGGTCGCGACTTCGGGACTGCGTTCGATGACGAGATCGAGCGTGCCATGGTGCCGATCGGCACCCGTCTCAGGCGTCGCCTGATCCGAGTCGGCGACGGCTCGGCGGATGGCTTCCGTAGTGGGTTCATCGGGCGTCTACGCGGGTCGCGGAACGACTTCGTCAACATCATCGGGGTCGTTGGCGGCGGCATCGAGCGCGCCTTTAGTGGGACCTTTGGCCGGATCATCGAGTCCTTCGGCGCGTCGATCTCACGCTTCGCCGTGCGCGTCGGTAACGCCGAAGGACCGCTCACCGGATTCTCCCGCATCGTCGCTACCATCGGCGGCGGCATCCAGCGTCTTGGTGCTGGCGGTCTCGACGGTCTGGTCATCCAGATCATCACGCTGGCCGGTGCGTTCAACATCGCTGTCGCATCTGCTGGTCCCATGGTCGCTGGCCTGGCCGCCATATCCTTCAACACGCTGGTTCTGGCTAACACCCTGGCCGGTGGAATCCTTGGTCTCCTGGGAACCCTGGGTCCGATGCTATTCGCTCTGGGAGCCGGTGCTGGCGTCGCGGCGCTGGGCATATCGAGCATGTCCAAGGAGTCGAAGAAGGCTTTCAAGCCGCTGGGAGACCTGTTCGGACAGCTCGGTGAGGTCGCGGAACGTCAGCTCTTCGGCGGGATCACCCAGCAGATCCGCGACCTGGCGGACTCGCTGGAAGGGACCCTCACTCCACTTGTCCGGAATACCGCCCAGGCTCTCCGAGGCTTCTTCGACGACCTGACGGCGTCGCTCCAGGGCGACGCCTTCGCCGAGCAGATGCGGAGCCTGTCAGAGATTCTGCCCGGCGTCCTGCGCCAGCTCCTGGATCTGATCACGGGGCTGTCCAGCGGTCTGACGAACCTGTTCATCGCGGCGTCCCCTGCCGCCCAGCAGCTCCTGGGATGGCTGAACCAGCTCGTTCAGCGCTTCGTCGAGTGGACTGCGAGCACCGAGGGGCAGCAGCAGCTCACGAACTTCTTCAACGACGCCGTGAACATCGTGCGCGTCCTGTCGGGGATCATCTCTGGCGTCCTGGGCATCCTGCGCACGCTGTGGCAGGAGAGCGTTTCTCAGGGGACCTCCTTCCTGGAGAACCTGCGGAACATCGTGCATGAGTTCTCGGCGTGGCTCAGCTCTCGTGAGGGTCGGGCAGAGCTGCGCTCCTTCATGCGTCAGGCTGTCAGCATCGGCGAGACGCTGGGCATCACGATCAAGGAGGTCGGTCGAGTGTTCGACGCCCTCGACTCCCCCGGCACCCGCGCGGCGTTCGACTTCCTGCTGTCCGGTCTGAACCTTTTCATCGCAACTATCGCGAATCTGATTCGGATTGTCGTCACGGTAGGTGACACCTTCCGTGGGGTCTTCACGGCGGCACGTGCAGCAGCGAACTTCCTGCGGAACAACATCAACAACCTGGGTGATTCGATCGTTCGGATCATCACTCGTGGACTCGCACCTCTCCGCGCCTCATTCGGCGCGTTTTCCCGGGATGCCCAGGCAGCCATCCGGCGTGTGCAGTCCCGGATCAACGCGGCAGGAGGCACCCTGAACGTTCTTCGTCAGGCGGCGGGTCGGGTAGGCCGGTTCATCACCGGGGCGTTCGATGACGTGGCGTTCAGTGTCCGCGCGACGATTAACTGGTTCCAGAGCCTGATCAACTCGATCAACGGCGTGATCTCTGCCATCTCACGCATCCGCTTCCCCAGCCCTCCTTCATGGCTCGGAGATGCTCTTCTGGGCCGCTTCGCATCAGGCGGCATCGTGACAGGGCCTACACGGGCGCTGGTGGGCGAAGCGGGTCCAGAGGCGATCATCCCGCTGAACCGTCCCCTGAGCCAGGTGGACCCGTCCGTGCGGGCGCTTTCCGCTCTCCTCCAGGGACGGACGGACGGTCAAGCCTTCCGTGGAGGTGGCAACACCTTCGCGGAGGGAGCCATCCAGGTCGTCACGCCATACGCTGACCCCAGACTGACTGCCATCGAAGTAATGGACGCGCTAGCAGCGCGAGGGAGGTAAGAGATGCCCTACGACGGCTATCTGGAGCTTGGCGGCCGTGAGCTGGCTAACGCCGCCCGTACCTTCCAGTACGTCACCGACCTGAGCGCTTTCGGACTCCACGACTGCCAGGGATGCGAAGACCTGGCAGAGGCGCTGGACGAGACGTACACGACTCCTGCCGCCGACCCTGCGCCCTGGTTCGACCCGAGCGACCCGGACACTGGCCAGTTCTTCGGCTTCTACCCCACACAGATCGAGGGCCTGTCTACTTCCACGCGCGAGTCCGTGAACGTAGAACTCGTCGGCGACGGCTCTGTTCAGACGTCTCAGCGCCGAGCAGGTCGCGACATTATGGTCCGGGGTGCCATGTTCGCCGAGACGCGGGAGGCGCTGGACAAGGGCTTCTCGTGGCTGGACAACACCCTGAACTCTGAAGCCTGCCAGGGGGAGCGTGCGCGACTGTTCTCCGCGTGCCCGGAGGTGATCGAGTACCCGCCGATCGCGTTCGAGCCGGTGAACCTGGGTGAGACAGGCCAGATCCTGCGCACAAACCTGGCCGAGAACCCGGACCTCGACTCGATATCCGAGACAGGTCTGGCCACACCGATCGCCCGCACCAACCTGCTGTCCAACCCGTCCATGCAGGGTGGCTCGTTCATCGGGCAGGATGGCACGTTCACGCTGTCCAACGGCACCGGCGCTTCGGGTGATATGGATGGGGTGGACTTCCGGGCTGCCGAGATCGACGTGCCGAACACGATCTCAGGGGTCAGCATCACTTCTGGTGACACCGCCCCCGAGATGGCCACCGTCACTGCCGGTCAGACTTACACGCTCTCGGCGTACGCCTTCCAGACTGCGGTGATGTACTCGGCGCGGGTGACCGTGCAGTGGTTCGACGTGGGAGGCGGCTTCATATCGCAGATGGACGGCGCTACGACCGCTCTCGCAGCGAACGTGTGGGAACGGCGTTCCACCACTGCTGTGGCACCGGTGGGAGCGACGGGTGCCCACATCCGGATCGTATTCACCGACACGGGCGGCATCGTCGGCGAGTCGATTTTCGCTGGTGGTGGGATGGTCGAGGAGACCGGCACTCTCAAGCCGCTGATCGTGGGCGACATCTCCCTGGACCCGAATCTGGACTCTGACTGGTCGGGTGCGGCATACGCCTCTACCACGGAGGCGTTCCCACACGGCGTTTCGTACCCGACATCTGATCTCCCGACGCGGATGGACAGCGCGCAAGGCATCGGCACGGGGGGGTCGTCCAACGCCAGAGCTGCGAGTGGGGTCGCTGGAACCTTCGGGCAGTCCCTGGCGATCTCGCCCATCACCGGCAATGCTTCGTACGCGTACCTGGACGTGCAGTTCGGATCGCAGACGTCTGCGATCCTCCAGCCGGGGCGTACCTACCGGGTCAGCGCCGACGTCACCCTCCTGCGACCGATGAGCGTGGGGGGGCCGTCCATCCTGGTTGACACCGGGCTGAACACACTCACATCGAGTGGGACGAACACCACTGGCACTCAGACACTGTCCATCACGTTCACGGCAGACGGGACCGGGTCAGATTCGCGGCTCATCCGCCTGACCGGAAACGGCTCAGGATTCGCGCTTCCCGAGGACGTGTCGTACTGGGACCACATCTTGATCGAGGACGTAACGGACGGAGTCCCGGTCGACACCGCCTACTTCGACGGAGACACCCCCGACACGGCCACGTTCACCTACTCCTGGACCGGCGCACCGAACGCCTCCCCGTCCACGCAGAGCGAGGCGTTCGACTTTCCGACCGAGGCCGCGATGTGGCAGTCCACGTCGGGCACCATCACGGCGACTCCCACCTCGGTCCGGTTCGACTGGGACACCGGCGACGCCGAGAAGGCCGCATGGCGCACCGTCACTGGACTGATCCCTGGCGAGCAGTACCAGCTCCGGCTCAAGATGGATGGCACCCCCACGAAGGTGTCCATCGGCAGTCAGAACGTCGCCCCGGACTCGAACCGCTCGGAGAACCCGCGCTGGCTGGACTCGCAGTTCGACGGCCTGATCATCGCCCCCGCGCCGCAGGAGAACCAGTTCAACGTCCCTGGCGACGGCCCCCTCGGTCTGGGATGGCGCAAGTACGTCTACCCGTCCGACACGGCCGCGGACACGATCTTCGTCACGGACACCATGGACCTTGCCCAGATGGTCGACGTGCTGGATCTGTGGGACCTGACGATCAGCGCTTACGCCTTCTCCAGCGCAGAGTCCACGGTCGAGCTGGTCGCCCGCTACTTGGATGCCCTGGGGGGTCAGGTAGGTACAGACGTCATCGTCGACACGGACACGTCGATCGACGAGTGGGTGCAGCTCTCGGGCCCCATTACGGTCCCGAACGGCATCGGCGCTACCTACATGCAGCTCGAAGTCCGGTACACGACCGCTGGTCCGATCACAGCAGGAACTGAGTTCGGCGTCTGGGGAGCGATGGTGTCACCCAGCGGGAGCACCACCTACTTCGACGGCCACACGCCCGGTTACGTGTGGTCCGGTGCTCCGGATGCCTCGACCAGCGAGATCGATGCTGGCGTGGAATGGGTCACCTACTGGAACTTCTCCGGCACGACATGGGAGCCGCCGTTCGAACCGACCGTGCTCGACTTCGTGCCGCGATCCGAGGAGGTGACCATCTACCTCCGCTCCGGTGGTGGTGCGCTTCTCGATGTCGAACTGATGCGGGTGTGGCGCGTCCCGAACCCAGGTGTTGTCGCGTTCAGCACGAACGAGCTGGACATGGTGCCCCCCTCGGACGGATGGCAGCACGACCCCATCACAGACGCGATCATCACATCGCAGATCATCGACGTGCAGAACGTGTTCTACTCCGGCGAGCTGTGGATCACGGTCACGGCTGCGTTCGGTGAGACTGCCACGGTTGGCGCGACAGACGGCCCATACCGCGCTTCGTTCGGACTCATTCCGGGCGTGACGTACCGCCTGGCTGTGGACTACGCGATCATGTACGACGGTGCGGCCACGCCCGGCGAGCCGGTGATCGACGGAGCTATCGCGCAGAGCGTCGTCTACGCGGCGGACAACGACCTCGGCGACACCATCCAGAGCTACCGGGTCATCGAGTTCACCCCCGGCTCCTCCAGTGTCACGGTGCGCTTCGAGGTCGGTGCAGTGGTCATGCTCGCCTCCCAGGAATCGCTCCAGTGGCAGTTCGGGGAAATCCTCGTCGAGGAGGTCTTCGAGGAGGCGGACACCGAACAGCCTGACCCGCTCCGGGATGTGACGCGCACGCTGTACAACGTCGCGGCCATTACGGGTCCGCAGATGACGAACCTCCGCCACGCCTCCTGTGGGTGGATGGCGCAGGTCACGTTCGGTCTGCGCTCCGGTAACCCCGGGATCTTCCGGAACCCCGTCCTGGCTGGCGGTCTTCCGACATCCGTCTCCACGCTTCAGGAGGCGATTCCGTGCATCGACGGTGTGCAGGCGCGGGTGAACTTCATGTACAACCCGTCCGTCGAGGTCGCGCTGAACCCGGTGGGTGGGCGAACCGACTACGCGCAGTCGGGTGGCGTCATCACTCGCGAGCAGGCCGGTGGGCCAGGCCCTCTGGTGGGGTCCTGGTTCGTGCAGGGTGATGGTGTCACGCAGATCGTCGGCTACTACGGCCCCTTCACGGTCACCGATGGTCTCGTTCCCATCGGTGGAAACACGTACGTGCACAGCGTCTACGTCTCCGCCGATGTGTCAGGTTCCTACGACTGGACCCTGGGACTGAACTACCCGGGACCCATCTCCGACGTCGTTAACGGTTCTGTGCTGATCACTGCGAACGAGTGGACTCGGGTAGTGAACGTCTTCACGGTCCCGCTCGGGAACGAGCTGGACCTCCTGGAGTTCCACCTCCAGGACAATGGGGCCATCTCTGGCTTCCTGTACATGGACGGCTACATGGTCGAACCGGGCGACACTGCCGGGACCGTGTGGGACGACACATTTACTGGCGTCGAATGGAGCGGCACCGAGCTGGAGTCCGCCCTGCTCTTCCCGGAGGGCGAGGCGGACATCACGGTGGATCCAGACTGTCCTGTGATCCCGCTGCCGCCCGCCCCTCCCTCGGTGGATGTGGCGTGCGTAGATGAACCTGCTGCCTACCAGCGGTCCGTCATCACGATCCTGGAGAACGTGGTTCCCCGGAACCTGACGGCCTTCCCGGTGCTCACACTCCAGGCTGGTGCTCAGGACGTGCGCCAGGCGCGCATCCGGTTCTGGGAGAACCCAGACCACCTGACCATCGACGAGCTGGACCCGTGCTCCTTCGACGGCGACATCATCGTCAGCTTCATCCCGGCTGGCGCGACGCTCGTCATCGACGGCGTCCAGCGCACCGCGACCATGACTCTGAACGGCGTCACGCAGGATGCGTCGCACCTGCTGTACGGCGGCGACGGCGGTCCGGTGGACTGGCCAGAGCTGACAGGGGGCATCGAGTACCTGGTGACTCTGGACCTGGATTCTGCGGGCACCTTCTCGGACACGCAGATGGACGTGGAACTGGTGGTGCGTGACTGATGGCTACCGGATGCGAGATAAACCGGGCATTCGTATACGACCGAGGTGGCCAGAACCGCCTGTTCGAGGTCACTTTCCCATCCCGAATCCGATGGGAGCGGATTCGGGACGACATCTCACAGGCGAACGTCACGATCCTCGACCCGAATCAGGGATGCCAGGACCAGATGCTTCGCGTGGCACCGCATCGGCATGAGCTGGTGATCTTCCGTGGCGAAGAGCGTGTCTGGGAGGGGCCGATCACCCTGATCGGCTGGTTCCAGGACCGGATCGAGATCTCCGCGAAAGATGTCATGTACTACGCGCAGAAGACGGTGATGCGCGCGGGCTACGACAACTCGTTCCCGAATATTCAGACGACAATCGAGCGGTCCGTGAACATCCTGACGGCCGAGCTTGCACGGAAGGAGTCGCTGGACCCCCCGATCAACGTGCTCCCGTATCTTTCGACGATCACGACATCGACGGATGCTGAGACTTCGAAGGTGACGATCCCCTACCAGAGCACGGCGTTCACGGACATCGACGACATGGCTCGCCGTTCTGGCATGGACTACTTCGTGATCGGTCGTCGGATCGTCCTGGTAGACACCCACACGATCTTCTCCACGACCCCCCAAGTGACCGAGGAAGACTTCCTCGCTGAGATCGTCGTCACGCAGTACGGGTCGGAGCACGCCACCTGGTCTGCGTCCGTATCCGCAGCGGGCAACGTGGGGATCTCATTCGCAGACGGTGCACCACTGGGTGTTGACCCGTTTTACGGTGAATGGGAGATTGTCGACTCCGCGTACAACGAGGATGGGACAGCAGAGCCAACACGGGACGCGCTTGCGCAGCAGGCAGACCGCAACGTGAACGGGCGTAACCCGGTGCCCCTGCATGTTCGAGTCCCTGACAACTCGCTGCTGAACCCGGAGGGCGTCCTGGGTATCGAGCACCTTGTTCCCGGTATCCGGGTTCCGCTGCGTGCGACACTGCTGACGCTGGAGGTGTCGCAGATGCAGAAGCTGGACCGTGTCGCGGTCGAGGAGGTCGGAGGCCAGGGGGAGCAGATCTCCATCACCTTGCACCCCGCTTCGATCAGCGACGTCCCCCCCGAGGAGTGAAATGCCGAATCTCGTACCGGAATCGATGAACGAATGGATGCGGCGCACGGAGTCGCGTGAATCTGGGCTGATGAGCCAGAAGTCGAATCTTGTCGCTCGCGCCATTGGTGACACGGTGGACCTGGATGACTTCCTGTGGTCGGGCCGCTACTACCGCGAGAGCCCTACAGGCACTACTACCGCGCTCGGGTACCCGGTGGATGGGTCTGCTGGGACGCTTGAGGTTATCCGGAACCCCGCTTCGATCGAGGCTCAGCAGGTTTTCCACGACCGGGTGAATGGCATCTCCTGGATTCGCTGGTATGACGGCGTCTCGTGGGGGCCGTGGATGTCCGGAGGTAGCCAGACTGCTGGCTTCTGGACCGACTACACGCCGAGTCTGACGAACTTGGCACTCGGTAACGGAACGATGACCGCGAGGTTCACTTCCATCGGGGACACGGTTTACTTCTGGGTGAGCATCCTCTTCGGTTCTACGACATCCGTGTCGGGTGCCATCGGCGTGGGCGCTCCATTGGCAGGTTTCTCCACGACCGGATTCGTCTACCCGATGGGTACGGCGATAGCGAAGGACAGCCTGGCGAGCGGTCAGAACGTGTTCAAGGGTTTCACCACGAATGCTGGCAACGGTCCGGTCACTGAGGCTCGCATCGTTTCAGCCGGGTCCGCTAGTGGCGGGGCGTGGAATGCCACGAATCCGCTTACGTGGGCCACTGGCGACATCCTCTCCGTGAAGGCGATGTACGAGGCTGCGTAGGACAGCGGTTACCGTCTGAGGATGTTCTTCAAGAGCCTGGAGCAACCAGTGCAGATGCCAGACACGTCAACCACGATCGGCCTCATATCGACAATCCTCGGCGGCGCGCTGTTCGTCACGCTCGTCGCCCTGTGGAAGGTCATCAAGCCGAGGTTGGATCGGATACTGGGCCAGACGGAGAACCGCCACCAGCAAGCCCCTTATCCGAACCTGCGCGACGAGCTGACGGCCGTCCGGGTTGCTGTCGAATCTGCCGCCATCGCTGCCGAGTCAGCGGCGGAGAACACGATCCAGGCGCGTCGCGAGGTGGAGGGCCTGAGGGAGGATCACCGCGAGCTGGCGAAGCGGGTCGATCGCCACATCAATGATTCTTCGCCCGATCTCGCCTACGTACGTCGGATGCGGGAGGGTTAGCGCTTCTTCCTACGGGGCGCGTTCCCTGACCGAGTGACGCGCCCCGTAGGACGCACCACTTTGAGGTTCTTACGCCGGTCCACGGCACGCTGCCAAGCATCCACCCAGCCCGACACCCCCTCAGGGAGCACGTAAGCACCCCGTGAGGCGTCGAACTCGTCGGCCACGCCCCGGTGGAGGGACGGGCGCCCCTGAACCTCCTTACGGAGCGCTGAGACCTCCAGTGCATCAAGCCACGCGGCCGGGTCGTCCGCCAGGGTCACGTACGACGAGTCGACGGCGAGTGAGCGGTAAGGCTCCGTGGGGGAGGCGATCACTGGGAGAGACGCCCCGAGGTACTCCATGCCCTTCAGCCACGACTTCGCCTGATTGAAGGGCGTGAGCGCGAGGGGGACGATGCCGACATCTGCCGCTGCCGCCTCTTCGGCTAGCACCTCATGCCACTTCTCCACGGGGATGTAACCCGTGTCCGAGACGGCAAGCTCCGGGATGCGAAGGATCTTCGCGACATCCTTCTTCGAGCCGACGATCCGAAGGTGCGCTCGCGTGCCCCCATCCACCATCTGACGGATGGCGTCCCCCATGACCTCCAGGTCTCCACGGTGGGAAGTGACAGCACCGGACCACAGGATCGTGAAGAGGTCACCATCCTTGGCGGGGATCGGGTCGGCCTGGTAGGGAAGGTAGTTCCGAAGACGTTCGACTCGGCCATGGTGACCGTACTTCCGCTCCAGAGCCCGCGTTGTCACGGTCACCAGGTCGGCGGTATCGCAGGCGTCCTTCAGGGTTCGGTGATGTACGCGGTTCCGCCCACCGAAGCCGCCGTTCCACAGCCGGTAGGAGGATGACTGAGGGTGAAGGGCCGACAGGTCGTCGTCCACGTCGATGATGACCGCGACTCCGATGCGCTGCATCTCTCGGATGAACCGGACCTGCTTCTCCTGGCCCGTCCGTGAAAGAACGACGAGGTCCAGGCTCTCCATGTCGAGTCCGCGCACGAAGAACGATCGGCCATGATCTGCGATCTCCACCTCGCGCGGCCCGTAGATCCGTACGTCCCATCCGGTGATATCCGCTACGGCTCTGGCTGGCCACTTCTGCCGGTAGTACTCGACTCCCGTGTCGGCCGCACAGATGACCGCTACCTTCATGATCCCCCCAGGCTTGTCGGTATGCTCAAGCCGAGCACCTACAAGGAGGAGATTAATGGTTCACCCATCGACCACGGCACTTCTGCGCTGGTTCGAGTTCGAGCACATCCGCAGCGAGGAGCTTCGCTCTGTATCGAAGGTCTTCCACGACGTGGCACACGGCCTGGCAGAGACGCTTCCGGAGGACCCGGAGACGACTGTGGCGCTCCGCCATCTCCTGGAGGCGAAGGACTCTGCGGTACGGGCAGCCCTTTCTGGCCTGGACTCGCAGGAGCAGAAGCGCCTCGCCGGACACCCGAAGGAGTAGGGCGTGCCGTACGACTACAGGACGCACCTCACGTCCCCGAACCAGTCGGGACGTCGGCAGAAGAAGATCACGTCGATCACCATTCACTGGTGGGGAGACCCGAATCACTTCGGTGATGCTGCCCGTGACGGCGATCCTGAGCGGATCGCCCAGTACCTTTGCCGGAAGAACGGCACGTCCAGCGCCCACTATGTCGTCACGGCCGGTGAGGTCTGGTGCATCGTCGACCCGGACAACATTGCATGGCATGCCGGTAACTGGCCAGCGAACGAGACGTCCATCGGTATCGAGTGCGACGCGGACCACCAGGACGGCACCTACGAGACCGTCGCGGAGCTGATCGCGGAGCTTCGCGAGATCTACGGGAACCTTCCTCTGGTTCCTCACCGCCAGTGGCAGTCCACTCAGTGCCCTGGCGCGTGGGACCTGGAGAAGCTGGATCGCATGGCGCGCCAGATTCAGATGAAGAAGGACACTGGATCTGGGCTGGGTGGAGGTACGGCGAAGCCGCCCGCGAAGCAGAAGATCGACATCAGGCCACTTCAGGAGGCGGTTCGCACCTGGAAGGACAACATCTGGGGTCCGGACACGGACAAGCGCCTCCGCGCGGTGAAGTCCGCATCGCTCTGGTACGGCCCGCTGTTCCCCTTCCATGTGCCGTTCACGCAGTCCGTTGTCGGGACGAAGCCGGACGGGGTCTGGGGTCCGAAGTCACGCAAGGCGCATGACCAGACCGTGAAGAGAATCCAGAAGTCTCTGAAGAATCTCCGCGTGTATCACGGAGAGATCGACGGCATCTACGGTCCGATGACGGATTCCGGGGTTAGCAAGGCTCGGGCGCTGTCTCGGGCGTGAGCATTTAACACGTTAAATGGGGCAAGGAGGAAGCATGAAGATGCCTAGCGCGAGGGTGAGGCGATGGCTGTACCGGGTCGCGAACGCTGTCGTGGCTGTCGTCGTCGGATACGGGCTGATCGACGGGAACATGGCAGCGCTGTGGCTCCTCCTCGTGAACGCGCTGCTCGGTCTCGCGGACGCGAACGTTCCCGAGGAGGAGTGATTCAAGAGGTCACCCTGGACATCCACAAGCAGTACTGGTGGACGAGCAACGCGGAGCGTCGGATGCACTGGGCTGTTCGCGCCGAGAAGGTGCGCATCGTCCGAGAGATGGCCCACGTTCGATCACGGCGTCTGGAGCCCATGGAGAAGGCGGCCGTGACGGTGACTGCCTGCTATCCGAGCAGGCGTCACACGCAGGATGTGTCGAACATCGCTGGGACTGTGAGCAAGGCGGTGATCGACGGCATCGTCACTGATGCCGGAGTTCTGCCCGATGATGACAGTGACCACGTCGTGGCGGTCACGTACCGACGTGGTCCCGACACGGGGAAGCCTGGGTGGTACCGGCTGATCGTGGAGCTGCAAGCTGTAGAGTGAAGGGGAACCCGTGAGTTCGCTCATGGATTCCTCCTATGACGAGACCCCCGCCCACATGCCCTGGCGGGGGTCTCGTTTACTTCTATTCGGTTATGTGCGCGCGGCTCGCAGGTTCGCTGCCGCGTTCTCCATGCGGACACGGAAGTGCCGGGGGATCGGGGCCGTGGAGGTGTCGAGGTCGCCCCAGACCTGAAGGATCTGGTTCGCTGCACGGACCAGATTGGCGTATGCCTCCTGTGCGGTAGCGACCGCACGGGATCTGGTCTCCTCCTCACGCTCGTTGCACACCGGGCATCCCTCGTAGTCTTCGGCGTCCTCCTGGTGCTCCTCGCAGGTGAGGACCACCCCTCGCGGCCGCAACGGCTCCCCGATCCCGTCTTCCAGAGAGGGCTCAGGTTCTGCGGTGGAGTTCTGCGCCATGAACGACCGGGTCATGGCAGCCCGGGTCCTCTCCCACGCCTCTTCGAGGCTAACCCAAGGACGCTCAGAGGCAGCGAATGTGATCGGTCCACGCTCGGCTTGGAACCCTGGCATCTCCGTGGGGATCTCCAGTCGACCCATGAACTCTCGGGTCTCGGGCGGATCTACTGGAGGGAATAGCCGCCGCGCTCGCTCGCGGGCACGGCTTATCGGTCCTGCCGACTCCTCAGGCCAGTACAGGCTGCGGATCGCCGCCTCGTCACTCACGTAGTTCCCCCTCGTGGACGTACGCCTGCCCAGACGTCGCGTCCTGGCGCTTTACCCTCTCCTTGAAGCCACGGCGGCGGTTCCAGTCGGATGCGATGTTCTGCGCCTCCTTCTTCGATAAGCCGGTGGTGTGCTTCTGGTCCCACAGATCCGGGTTTCGGATGTAGACCCCGTAACTCATCAGTTCACTTCCATCCATATCCGAACTGCTCCGCTCGCTCACGGAGCATCCACCCATCCGAGTGGTTGTTGATCTCCTGCCGTGTGACCTCGCGTTTCGCGGGGCCAAGGTTCGTGTTGGCCTGCGCTCCGACCTTCACGAGCATCTGTTCCAGGGTGACTAGCCCGATGTACTTCCCTACTGCGTACTCGATGGACCTGCGCGCGTCGACATCTACCCCATCTGCTCGCAGGATGCGGTGCTGCACCCGTTGGATCGGAACATCCCACAGCGCGGCCCATCGGATTGCTCGGCCTAACTGGTCCTCCCCGTCCCTGATGGGCGGGCAGTACTTCAGGGCGTACTGCTCGTACGGTCCGACAGGGCTGGCGAGGAATCCCCGAGCGAGCACCGAGCGGACGACGCTGTAAGGGTCCCTCATGATGCGCAGGACGCGCGTAGAGGGCTCCAGAGAGTCCAGGTGGGGGATCGCCAGCCAAGACGACTCCCCGCCCCTCAGAGGGCCTTTCTTGGCCAGGTTGAACTGACCCTCATGCGTGCATGCGAAGCCGAGCAGGGTGAACAGATCGGATGCCCATGCTGTACCAGATCGACCACACCCGGTAATCAGGAACTTACGATCCGTCACGACCCTCCCCCGTAGATCTTCCGGACCTGAGACGGCTTGCCAGAAGTGTTGGAACCATGCCAATTCCAGGTCCAGGTCCGCTGTGCCAGGTGCTCGAACTTCGCTCCAGCGTCCACCAGACGTAGCCAGAGAGCCCAGTCCTCGCAGTCCTCGTGAGGCCATTCCTCGCTACCAGGAACGGGGAATCCCCCCACCTCGTACAGCAGTTCCGAACGGACAAGCGCCGTGACCGGAATGAAGTTGTTGATCTTCAGAGCCTCCGGGTCGAACTCCTTCCCGAACGTGGTGCCACCACGCATCTTCAGCGGGTCGAGGTCATTCCGGATCTGGCCGTGGAGCTGGATGTTGAACCACGGGTAGACCACGTCGGCCCCGGTCTTGCCCGCGTGCTCCAGGCACGCTGGCAGGTGCTCGGGAAGGAACTCGTCGTCGTCATCCAGGAACGCGATGTACTCGGCCGGTTCTCCCGCCTCGCGGGACCACTCCAGTGCTCGGTTCCTGGTTGCCGCCGCGCCGAGACCTTCGTTGTCGATCTCTGTCCAGACCCCCATATATACGTCGCCGTGGTCTCGGGTGGATCGAACTGCTCGTGCCAGAAGTTCGTGCCGTTCCGGGATGGACGGGATGATGACTCGGACATCCAGCATCAGACGGCCCTCCCGAACAGGGAGAAGCCACGCGGCGTGTTGAACGGGACACCCACGAACCCAGAAGACTTCGCCTTGTCGTGCATGGTCTTCGAGAACTTCGGGTACTTCGTACCGTTCGGGTTCCCGCAGTCGTGTACGCAGATCACCCCCCCAGGAGCGAGCAACTTCACTGCCAGGTCCCACTCCATGGGCCGAAGGTCGAAGAGCGAGTCCAGGAAGATGAGACCGAACGTCGCGCCCTCCTTGACCAGGTTCTCCATGCCTTCGATGCTGGATTCCCGCCGCACCTCCACGTTCGACAGGTACTTCACCCGGTCTCGGGTAGCCTTCACCCGCTCGGGATTGATCTCGAACGAGATGAGACGGGCTCCAGGGATCTCCGCCAGGGCTGCGCCGATCTCCTCCGTGGAGTAGCCCCACGCAGAACCGGTCTCCAGGGCATCGCTCACGCGCATCATGCGGGCCAGCGCGCCAAGGAACTCGATCACCTGGACTTCCGTGCTGTCGGTGTCGTACGCGGTCCAGTGCCCAGGGTTCTTGCAGTCCTCACGCTCCGGAGTGAACTGGGACTCCAGCACCGTAACGCCAGTCGACTTCGTCATTTCTTCCCTTTCTCAGCGCTGCGCCATCATGAGCCACGCTTCAAGGCGTGCGGCTGCGATCTCTGGAGTGTGCCCGTCGTACGGGGGGGCCATGTCCACCTCTGGGATGTCGAACAGGTCCCACAGGTTGTCACGGTAGTGGTTGCTCACCTGACCGGTGGGGAGCTGCGCCGTGACGATGAACAGGCCAGGCCAGCTCTCTCCGTCATGGTGCTTTCGGGACTTCATCACGTCGATCCCAGCCCCGTGCCAGGCGTGGGCAGCGGCGGCGTTGTACAGGGCTCGATACCGGTACAGCTCATCCATCGTGTGGTACTTGTCTCGCTCGATGGCGATTGCCCGCTTCGATGAGACGACGGTGCATAGCCCGTTCTCTTCGCGGATCGTGTAGCGCACGGGAACCTTCGGGGTGGGCTCGTGGATCTTCTCCACCACCCCGACCCGCAGTTCGGATGTGTTCCGGTGCTTCACTGCTGCGGCGATCTTGTCGCCAATCTTGATTTCACTCACCTTCAGATTCCTCCTTGATGCCCTGGATCTGGTTTCGGAATACGTTCTCTACCAAGATCATCCGATCTCGGATGAGGGATGCTCCAGGAATGTGATTCATAGCCCGCTCGGTCTGCCATCGCGCTTCCTGGTGGACCACGTCCGCGGCGAACTCCAGGGCTTGCACGTAGCCCTCCGTGGTCGGTCCGAGGTGGGGGTTCACCATCTCTCCACTTTCGGCAGTCTGTACCAGCACGGGAATTGCCCCTTGTGGTCAGCCCGACTTGCGCATCCGTGATCACAGGCGCAGCCTGCACTCCTGGTCAGTGGGCGTGTGGCCTCAGCGATCTCTTCTTCGATCTCCTCCAGCGCGTTCATCGCCCTCCGCCAGCGCAGATACAGCTCCGTGGGCAGGTATGTGATGGGCCCGCCCGGGGGGCTGTCACTGAAAATGAGCGGGACGTAGTAGTCGGAGGGCTCGCACTCCTCGACGACGTAGGTGCCCATTACTCCTCCTTCAGCCTCTTCAGGAACTCCTCCGTGACATCACCGAGGTTCTGGTCGTCCTCGTCTTCTGGGTGCTCCAGCGCCTTCAGGAGGTCGTAGTCCAGGTCAGCGACCGTGGCACGCAGAGCCTGGTACAGCGCCTCCTTCGAGAAGGTGATGACATCCTGCGGGCCGAGGCCGAACGTCCCGTCCTGGCCGTTCCGATCCATGCGGGTGGAAGCCTCCGCCTCACGGATGAGGAGAGCGTTCTGCATCCTGTCTCGCTGGAGTCGTTCCAGATCGTCACGGAAGCCCAGCTCGTGACGAATCCAGGTTCTCTGAGGTATGCCTGTCAGAAACTCCAGACGCCTCGCGGTCGCGTTCCCCACGGTGACCTTCCCTGCGATGATCCGGTTCACGTGCTCACGGCTGTACATGAGCCCCTCCGCAGCTTCCTGCTGGCTCATACCCCTCTCCTCCATCCACTCCTGGAGATAGGCGCCTGGCGGAACTGCGTAGTTCGTTCCCCTCATGATTCCTCCTGTTACAGCCCGTCCTTCTGACGGGCCTCCTCTGCGTGCTGAAAGCACAGAAGGGTCTCTGATCCCTTCGTGATGCGCCGGAAGGCGGCACGGTTCGGAGCGTGAGTGGGCTCTCTCCCCCACTTCGCTGCGATGTCAGCCACGCAAGCGTCGCAGTGGATCACCAGGTTCTTCACCTTGTATCTCCGGTACTGGACGCCCTTGATCTCCTGCTTCGGCGACTCGCGTCGCTTCGGCTCCTCTGGCATGAACTCCAGAGTTGGCTGATCGTGCCCCATGCCGCCTCCCGCCACTATTTCTAGTTGCAGAACTGCGGGTCAGATGACCGACAGTCCTTGCAGAACTGGCTCTTGTTGCGTCTGTCGTTCTTCATCTTCCTGCCACACCTTCCGCAGCATGACGAGACGCCAGTCCTGAGCCGGTCTGCACTCGTTCCCCTCACGTGCCTCGCAGGTCGGACCACTACTTCACCTTCCCGCATCGAACGCAGACCATGGCCTGGTTCCCTTTCTCGTCCAGGCTGAGGGCATACACGTGCCCCTTCCATGGGGGACACCAGACCATGTCAGCCGTCCCCCTCAATGTCGCCCGATGTCTCCAGGTCGAAGTCGGGCAGCACGGTCTCCGGCTTGATGATGATGCGTGTGTGGTAGACGTCCACGTCGATCGGGTCGAGCTGGGTGGACTGGTACATCCCGTTGTCCCCCAAGCCCGTGTAGTGCTTGCGGTAGTCGCTCTCCCCGTGCTTGCAGGTGACGATGAGCGTCTTGCTCTCCCGCTCGATGGAGCAGCGGCCCTCGGTCTCGAATGTCACCTCGTTGGTGAAGGTGTTCACGACCGTGATCCGGCGTTGTACCTCGAACTGCTCGGCGGCCGTGGACAGGTTCTGGGACGCCTTGTCGGCGTCGCTGGTGCAGCCTGCGGTGGTTGCCAGGATGAGACCGGCGCTGACGGCCCAGGTGCCGAGGGTGGTCAGTGCGGTGCGTGTGCGGTTCATGATTCCTCCTTGTGTTCATCCGACATGTAGCCGGAAGCTGGTTACCGCTTCACCTTCCGCACGTCCATGCGGTCGGTGGCGGAGCGCGTGAAGCTCTCGACCTTCGTCTCGTTCATGTGGGTCCACGAAACCGCGTACTCCCCGGTCGAACCGGAGACACCGTCCAGCTCGTACTTCGCGGACTTCATCAGCGAGTTGCCCTGCCGAACCAGCTCTCGGCCATCCACGTAACGCTGCACGGCGTCGAGGTGGCCCAGGTCATCGATCACCCCTGACGGGTTCCTGTCGCCACGGCAGGTCTGGAAGAACGGGCAGTGGACGCACCAGGTCAGCGGCTCATCCTTCGGGACGTCCTCCACGCCGTTGATGACCCCGTACTCCACATCGTCCAGGCGCTGGTCCACTTCGGCCAGGATCGCATCGCACTCGAACGGCTCCATCACGTACACGTACATGGAGTCGTCCTTGCCGGACCGGTCCACGTAGACCAGGGCTGCGCAGGCGTTCGGGTGGAGTTCGCCTGCGTCGATCTTCGCTTTCCGGTAGCCCGAAACCTGCGCCTTGTTCTTGAACGACGGGCCGTCACGACGCACCACATCCAGGCCGTCCACGGTCTTGATGTCCCAGATGTGCTCGCCCGTATTGACGTCGAGGTGTCCTGGCACGACGCGACCGGACGGCAGTGTGAGTTCCACGGTCTGCTGCGTCTCGTAACCGAACTGCTCGTGAACCGCGCTCTCCATCCGGTCACCGACAGCAGAGCCGATGAAAGCTGGCAGCTTGATGTCGCCGCTCGGGTCGTCGTACGGCTGCTGCGTGATCATGCGCGCCAGGTAGGACCGGCATGCCCCGATCTCGCTGATACCGATACGGTGCTCCGCCTGCTGCCGCGACCGATCCGACCCCATGGTGTGGGAGCGGATCGCTTCGCGGACCTCATCTGCGATGCGCTGCGCCACCTCTTCGTTGCTCATGCCTTCCTCCACTTGCCCTCTTGGACTAGGCGAGCAACATACTGCTCGGGTAGGACAAGAGCTTCGCCCCTGGATGCGGTTCGTGGGTCCTGCATCCGCACCACTCCACGCCTATTCGAGGTGATGGTCAGCTTGGCCTGGACGGCTCCTCTCGGCTCGATGACCTCGAACTTGGTGCCCTTCCTCACCTGTGCTCCTCGATGTATCCGATGGCCGTGTAGATCCTGTGCTTCACAACGTCCAGGACTTCGTCACGGGGCATCTCGATCCAGTCGGTGTCCCACTCATCTGCCTTGAAGCCCATGCACCGCATGAGGACACTGCTTGCTGCTGCGACCCGACCGAGCGCCTGCTTGTCCGTGATCCGATCTCTCGTCGTGTCCACGATCCCCCCATTTAACGTGTTAAATGCCCGGTCCCTACTGGTCCACGGGAGCGATGACTGCTAGCCGGATCGCGTTCCGTCCCGTGTTCGGACAGACCCCCATCCAGTGCCCGTTACGGGGAACGATCTCCAGCCTGTCCTCATGCTCCAGGCATTCCCAGTGGTCGAAGTCGGGGTCCTTGGGTGCGACGGGGCCAAGGCCCTGTCGCGTCACCCCGATCCCGCAGCACGCCACTTCGGGCCAGATGTCAGTCATCTTCTTCGGCTTCCAGCCCCTCGCAGAACTGCGCGATGGCGTTCATCATCCAGTCCATGACATCGATCTGGGACTGCCCCTGGTTGAACTTCGTCGCGGCACCGAGGCCGAGGGCGATCCCGGCGAACATTCTCATGCTCCCGTCGTTGTAGGAGCCTTCCTCGACCTGCCTCTCGATCGAGTTGATGAACCGGACGATCTCCTTGTTCGCCCGGTAGGTGCTCGCCATCATGCTGCTTCTCCGAACTCTTCGCCCTTGTCCTTCGCGGCCTGGACAAGCTCCGCGTCGGTGCCTGGGTTGCCGAGTCGGTTCTCAGTCCAGACGGCGAGGAGGCGTTCGCGGGAGTCTGCCGTGGCGATGTCGTTGAGGATCTTGTCCTTGTTGGCGTTCGTGGCCTTGACGGTGTTCCGGGAGGCCAGGTTGCCGTCGTCGTCTTCGTCGGTGATGACTCCGGTGAGCATCCCGAGCATGTAGCGCCGGTAGTACGTGATGGCACTGCCGAGCTTCTGGGGGTCGGCCCCGAAGAGGGGGATCTCGCCGTAGACCATGGTGTCGCTCTTGGCGTGGAGGAGGCGGCCCGTGAACCAGCCCTTCCCCTCTGCTCCTTCGCGGCCACCGCAGAGGTAGATGATCCCGTGCTTGTTCAGGAGCGGGATGATCTGCTCGGAGATCTCTGGGAGTCCGGCGTACTTCGACTTGAAGTGGGGGTTCGTCGCCGTCTTGGCGATGACGGGCATCTCTGCCTGGAAGGCGAGCAGTGCCTCGTAGATGTTGCCGTGGTCAGCCATGTCTTCCTCCTTGGTGCGGGCGGCGGGGGGCTGGTGACAGCCGACCTGGATGGGCTACCCCCCGCCGCTGCTCCAAGTCTATGACGACATGGCCATCCGCGCAACTTGAGGACTCCGGGGGGTCACCAGACGGTAAGCCGCCGAGGCATCGTCGTACACGATGTTCGGCTCCCGCTTGAACGACGGGTGCAGCCGCAGGTCACAGTCCTCCTTGTGATCCACGGGCAGCAGGCAGGCCGTCGTCCCCGGCTCCCGGTTCAGGCAGCGCTGGCCCAGGCCGTCGATACTCACCGACTCGCCCTTCGCCACTGCGATCATGCGCTCGTAACGGCGTGCCATGTCGATCATCGCGTCGTCGATCCCGTAGCGCTCGTAGTGCGCCTTCATGCGGGCTACAGCCATCTTCGTGAGGCCGGTCACGGACATGCCGCTCACGGTTGTTGCGATCACGGTTCCTCCTAGTACACGTTCCCGGGGTGCTCCGGGTCCAGAGTTGTCGCCGGGGCGATCACTGCCACCCCGCCGTCGTCATCCAGCTTCACCCACCCGCCGAGAGTCCACAGGGGTATCTCGGCGGGTACTGCGATCCCGTTCGCTCGGACATGCCAGCCACGTCGGTAGGCGCGCTCTGGGTTCGCGTGCGCTCGGACATGACAGGTGTGACATCCGAGGATCAGATTCGAGAGGCTATGCCCGCCCTCTCGCCTCCGCATCCTGTGCATGCGCTCAGTTCCCAGACCTCCACAGATTCGGCACTTGCTCTTATCCCGGGCCTCCAGCGCACGCTTCACCGCGAAGGGGATGTCGCTCACGCCCTCTCCTCCCAGTTGCGGATCTGCTGTCGCTCACGCCTCCGCTGGGTGCGGCGTGCGCGCTTCGCAGTCAGCCCGCGCGCGTCTACGGGATCGACCTTCCGGCTCCCCCACAGGGCGTGCTGTATGCGCCCGTAGGAGCGCGTGAGCATCTTCTCCACCCGATTCCACACCTGTCGCTTCCGAGGCCGTTCCTGAGCCTCCTGGACCCCTCCCCTGGGCTGGAACGGGAGCCGTGCCAGCTCGGCCCTGGTGGGAGGCCGAAGGTCCAGCGGAGGGATGTACCACGACAGGATCTGCCATGCCACCCCCAGGACCACGCCGATGCCGATCTGGACGAGGATCATGACCCCCCATTCACCGGGTACTCCACCCCGTACTCGTCGCGGATGCCGATGACGCACTCCTCGTGCTCGGACAGGAACTTCGCGGAGTTCGCGCTGAAGTAGCCCACGATGTCGCGCAGGTTGACGGTGCCGTCTTCGCCTCGGTACTTCCGCACCAGCTCTGTCCGCATCTCGATGTCAGCTCGGATGCGGGGCAGGTCATACAGGTGCTGCCCCGACTCCTGTTCCGCGACCAGGGGCGGGTTATGGCCCATGCACACCAGGTGCAGGTAGGTGCTCATGGCATCCCCATGCACATCTTGACGTCGCTGGAGTAGGAGATCCACGCCTCCCCGTAGCCGGGTTCGTCCGGGTCGGACGGGCGCACCAGGGCGCCCATGCATTCGCGCTGGGCGTTCGCGTCCTCCCCGGCCTTCAGCGCGAACGTGATCGTGAACAGCACCGCGATGGCGCACAGCGTGGCCACGATGGGTATGAGCTTCGCCTTCATGATTCCTCCTAGTTTTCTCCGCCGAATCTCGGCTTCCAGATGCCCTGCAACTCGCCCCCGACCGGCTCCAGCCGGTCATCCGCCCACGGGAACAGCCCTCCAGCACGCAGACGCGGAGGCCATCCACGCCCCTCGTCCCGGTCCCCGCGCCAGTGCACCACCTCCGCCGTCCGAGGCCACTCCTCCCCCATCAGGCGAAGGCCGAGGCCGAACTCAGGCCACCCTTGGAGGGCGGCCGAACCGCGAGGGGCGAGATTCCGTTTGCCGTCCAGGCCGATCGCCTTCGGCGCGTGCGCCTCCATGACCATCGCGAGATCCCGGTGGCGCAGGCCGTCCAGTGTCGCGATGAGCGGGGCTGCATCGTCGTCGTTCGTGATCGCCTTCGGCACCAGCTTGTAGATCGGGCCGATGAACAGCAGGTCAGGCTTGTAGTCGTCGATCAGCCGATGCACCGCCCCGATGTGCCGCTCGTTCGTCATGTCCAGCGGACCCGTTACGAGCCGCACGGCCTGGGCTGGGTCGACCGTTCCGATCTTGCGTGCCTGCGCGACCATCCCTCGCACAGCGCGCCGCCACTGCTTCTCGGAGTTCTCCGCATCCACGACCAGCACGCGGACAGGTTCGATCTGCTGGTGCGTGAACGGGTGAACGCCAGCAGATGCACAGATCGCGAACTGTCGCACCATCGTCGACTTCCCTGCACCTTCGCCGCCCGTGAGGATGAGCCGGTCCTGGCGTTCCAGGAGGTCCGGGATCACCCAGTCGTACTCGTCCGACCCGGACAGGACGTCAGCTAGCGTCTTCGCCTCCAGCCGCCCTGAACCCTGGTCAGACACCCGCTCCCACTCGATGCGCGCGTGGGTCATGGCGTCGGACAGGTCGGTCTCCGATGAGGCGATCTGCTGCATCCGGACGCCCGCGATGTGCAGTCGCCTACGGGCTGCCGCGTCGCCGACCTGGCGGGCGTAGAAGCCGCAGTTCGC